TCTGTCCAGTTGATAGCTCCAGCACGTGATCCCAAACTCGATGGAGTGGCAGGTCGTAACCTCATGGAGTCCATGGGCCACGACATGATCACTGAATACTTTAGCTCGTTCGACACAGACGACGACGAGGGGCGCGGCGCTAAATATAAGTTTGCCGCGATGCGCATCATGGGACGCGTTGAAGACGTAGCAAACCAAAACGGCTTTGACTACAACAACCCAATGGATGTGCTGCGACTTGCGACGCGCATAACGCAGACTGTCCTTATCAGAGAAGAGTTCAACAAGCAGCTGATAATGACCATAGACGGCAAGCCTGAGGTCAACCCTGATTTTGGCGATCACTTCGGAGAGATCGAAAAAGCTATATTTGACCCGTCGCTCGATGTGTTAAGGGCCGCTAAGGAAAAAGAGATCTTCGACGACTTCGAAGGACTGCCGCTTGAACCACTTCGGGGTAACGAAGGCGATGCCGTTGCTCGTTTCCGGCAAGCACTTGTTTCATCGAATGACCCACGGCGACATGCAATAGCACAGGGGTCAGACGAACAAGTACTGGCGTACATGAGGCAAGAGCAGGCTGCTGGGAGGTAGGCGTCATGGCTGTCCGAGCGGGCGACTTTCTCACAGGTGCTGCTGATCCCCAACAACAGAGTTTGGGTGTCCGTGCAGGCGACTTCCTTCCGGGTGGTCCAGCCTCACCGGAACCCCAACTAGAAGTATCCATTGCTGACGAGTTTGCGCGTGGCGTAGTCTCCGGCACCGAGAATCTGCAGGCAACCATGTTCGGCGTCGCGGCCCTTACCGGCCGTGAGTTCGGCATTGAGTCGCTGGAGAACTTCGGCATTGCGGGAGTCGAACGGCACCAGCTGGCCGCAGCCCAAGCGGCCCCGACCGTACAATCACTTGGCGATATCGAGGGAGTCGAAGACTTCTTCCGCTTCGCTGCCGGCGGTATTGGCCAAGCATTGCCCTCGCTGACCTCCGTGGTCGCGGGCGGTGGCATAGGCGGCATCATCGCCAAGAAGGCCATCGAGCGCAAGATCCGGACCACAATCTCCAACCGCATGCTACGGACCATGAAGCGTAAGGGCTTCAAGGACGCTGAAGCGCGCGGAGCCATAGACCGAGCCCTACGGGGGCGGACTGGCCAGCAAATGCTGCTCCAAGGCGTCACCAAGGGCACACCGAACGCTCAGCTGCTCACGCAGGCCTTTGCTCGCGGTGCCACGCAAGCGGCTGTGGGGCTCTCTGCTTTGCCCCAGATCGGTCAAATAGACATAGAGTTGCAGGCGGCTGGCCAAGACGCCGGCCTTACAGCGGTGCTTGGCGGCATCCTTGGCGGTGTGCTGGAGGCTCTGCCTGCCCTGAGACTGCTCGACAAGATGTTCCCCGGAATTGACAAGGCTGTCAGCAAGTCGTTTGTCAAGGACGTAGCCATTGGTTCAGGCACGCAAGCCCTGCTTGAGGGCAGCACTGAGGCGGCACAGGAAATGATCGCCATCGCAGCGGTGGCCTACCACGACCCCTCCTTCGATCCCTTTTCTCCAGAGAGTGCTCTCCGGGTAGCTGACTCCTTTGCGATCGGCGCCATGGTTGGCGCGGTAACTGGCGCGGGCGCGCAGGCGTTCGGTGACACACAGACGGCAACCCGGCGACGGATTCCGAAGGCCGAGCCCAAGATGACGCTCCCTGCATTCGACTTCGCACAGGAGCCGCCCGCGACAATACCAGAAGGATTCAATCCCGCAGACGATACGCTCTTCGCTGAGATCCGGAACCGCGTGAGCGGCGCGGCGGCTGCCGTGATCAACCCGGTGATGAACACAGTGCGCGACAAGGCGCAGGCGGGCTTCGATGCGCTGGACGTGCAGTTCAGCGGAGGCATGAACAACGAAGGTAAGCGGCTGTCCAAGATCATCAAGGACGCCCACAACAGTTTCGTTGCTGAGCACACTGAGGAGATCGGAAGGATCCGAGCCTTTGCTGGTGAGGCAACACAGGCGCTGTTCCAGAAGGTGGAGGGCATAACTGACCCTGCAGCCCGAGAGCAGGCTATTCAAGCTGGCCTCGATCAGGTAGCTGAGCAGGTCAACAAGCTCTCTTCGCTCCTGCAGAAGCGGGCCAACAAAGCGGAGGAGTCAGTTATCTCCGGCGTCTCTTCGTTCAATCAACTGGACGAGCTGTTCGACAGACAGACCCAAGAGGATCTGACTGAGGGCGAGCCCACCACGGTAGAGCAAGAGGACGTGCCTGTCCGGTTCACCTTCGGTAAGGATAGGACCGGCGGAGTCCAACGTGATCGCGGCACCGTAGCTCCATCAGATCCTGAGGCTGCAAAAGGCTGGGGATCCAAAGAGCTTGCTCGCCGACAGATGCTCAAAACCAGGAAGCAGTTCCCGAGCGTTCCCGACAGTGCGTGGGCGCTTAAGCAGAAAGAGGATGGCACGTGGGTGTATGAGATTGCGACCGCTGAGGGTAACCAACTCTTGGCCGACGACGCTCTGCTGAACGACGGGATTGAGAGCGCTCGCCTGTCCGCTCGTGGCAACCGTGATCCCGCGCGACCGCGCGCCAAGGTGCAGTCGGTTACCAACCCGAACCAGAAGACAACCGTTGACTTGATTACACTGGCGCATGCAGGTCGCGGCCTCAATGAGCAGTCTGTGACATTGCGGCAAGGCCTGATCACAGCTCTAGGGCGCGTGTTCGACCGTGGCGGTATTGACCGGAAGGGGTTCAACAACGCTGTCAGGACATATGACAAGGCGTTCCCGCGAGAAGCGAGAGACGCAACCAAATTCAACATAGGACCGCAGGGGCAGGACCCCGACGTGCGTCTCCGCGCCGACATCCGTGAGCCACGTGATCGCAAGAACGCTGCCCGCGATGCAGAGCTGGCTGCGGAATTCACAGACCCCGACGCCATACCCATAGGTGAGGAGCCAGAAGCCACCGGTCTGCAGAAACAGCCAAGCAGGGAGCAGCAAGCCAGACAATCCAAGGCAGCGCGCGTCACGCCAGTCACTAAGCAACCCGGTGTCAAAGTTACTGAGAAGGTCAAGCAGCCGACAGTAACAGTGATCGCATCCAAGGCGTCAGAAGACGCAATGGGCGCTGAGTTGAAAGCCCTTGTGGAGCGGTTCACTAAATTACTGTCAAGGAAAGGCACTACGGTAACTGTGGTCGAGACCCGAGGTGAGACTGAGGTTGCTCTCCCACAATACCTGAAAGATTTAACAGGCACGCTTGAGTTTATAATCATGGAAGCGCTGTCGCCCGCATCGGTGCACTACAACATCGATACCGGGGAAGTCTCCATCTTTATTCACAGCTTCACCCAGAACAAAGGCGAGGCCATAGGCTTCCTCATGCACGAGCTTGGACACGTGGTGCACTACGACACGTGGCACAACCTGAATAGAGTAGAGCAGGACGCATTGTGGGAAGCGTTCAAAGCGGACGTCGAAGCAGGGCGTACCACTGGTGGCGCTTTGCAAAGAGAGGTAGCAGGCTTTGAGAACATGGTTGATCCGAACACGCCGGCACCGCTGACGATATTCGAGTTCCGCGAGTGGATGGCCGATCAGTTTGTTGCATGGACCGCTGGGCGGAGCAAACCGACAGGCGTACTCAAATCGTTCCTCGAGAAGATAGGTGCGAAGCTGCAGCAACTCTATGATTACATTCAACAAAATCCCGGTCGCATGGGTAAGCTCAACGAGACATACGCGCAATTTGCTGACGCAGTTGCGAAGAAAGCTGTCGGCCTGAACCCACCCGGAATCAACTACTTCGTTCGTGAGGGACAGGCGGGACGAGACTTCAGAACTATAGCAACCTCTGTACTTAGCGATGTGGTGATTGAGGATCTTAATGACATCGATGCGCACTTGCGTGCGATGAGAGACGCTACAGATACTGACATTGTAGCCGCTGGCATCGCTGCTATTCCAGTGAAGCAAAAGTCTGCGCTGCAGAAACGCGCGGCCCGATACCCGGCGATCTTAAAGAATGCCGAAGCGGTCAACAGGTGGGTGAAGAATGCATGGAACTTAGCACTGTCACCAGCGACAAACGTCATGCGCCGAATCGGCGAACGTGTTCCAGTTGCGAATGAGATTGCAAATATCTTCGGGCGCAACATCGGTAAGCCGAAGACTTCACAGAACTACCATGATCGCACAGACCAAATGAAAGGCTCGTGGAGAGCCAAATACGAAACCATTACTGCCGGCCTGACTGCGGTAGAGAAAGAAGCGCTCGCTCGCAGGCTGCAAGAACTTGACGGTACAGATAGTAAGCCGGCAACTCTGCGCGAGCGGCAGATGCGGAAGTTCTTCGACGACCTGCTCGTATACCTACGTGAGTCCGGTCTACCTGTGGCGGAAGTCAGGAACTACTTCCCACGCGCGTTCAACTATGAGCTGATGATCAACGACGAAAAGAAAATCATTGCGCATCTGCAAAGCAAACACAATATGTCCTTAGACAATGCTCGTGGGTTTTACCAATCAATGATCTCTCCAGAGATGCGCGATGCGGCGGCGTTGGGTCGACAAGTACCGGCGTTCAAAGCCATGCGCTCTCGTACCCTGACCGACCCTTTCTTCAAGAAGTATCAGAGCGAGACGCTCGACGGTATCGTGTCGAACTACATCAACGGCGCAGTTAAGCGAGCGGAGTACAATCGGTTCTTGGGCTCGAAGGCTCCACTGGGTGCCACACGTGCGGACGACCTCAAGAAGACCACGTGGAATCCAAAAGGTAAGCTGGAAGCGTTCTACGACAAAGCCAAGCAACAAGGTGCGACTGAGGAAGACCTCAAGACCATCAGCATGTACGTCGATGCCCAGCTTGGCATGCTTGGACGCGACAACAAGATCGCTCAGAAAGGACGCACGGCTATGGCTGCCATGGTGGCCTACCAGAACATGCGTGTTCTCATGTTCACTGTGTTTGCGTCGCTACCTGATTTGATGGGTCCGGCTATTCGTGCAGGCAGCATGGCAGCGGCGTTCAGTAGCATTTCGAACAACATGGAAGCACTACTTAAATCAGACGGTGACATCGCAGACATGGCGCGTGCGTACGGAATTATTTCCTCGGAGGCGTCGAACCACATCATGACGGAGTACGTAGACAACCACTTCATGCCTCCGGGCCTGCGCAAGATGAATGAGACCTTCTTCAAGTGGACCGGCCTGAACTGGTACACCGACTTCACGCGTAAGATGGCGCTGGCTGTTGGTGTCGACTACATCAAAAGCATGGCCGGGCGCTCCACGGATCTGAGCGTGAGGTCACGTGACCGCATCAGGGCGCAGGCTGCACTCAAGGAGTTAGGACTCACCAAGGAAGCTGTCGACTCATGGGTAGCAGATGGCGAACCGGTGTGGGGTAGCCTAGCGTACACCAAGACTGGCAAAGCTGCCCGCGCAGACCAAGCCGTGTCCGAGTCGCTGATACAGTTTGTCAACGAATCAATCATGCGGCCGAACGCATCGCAGCGCCCGATCCTGGCTTCCCACCCGAACGCTATGCTCGTGTTCCACCTGAAAGGGTATATGTATGCCATGCATGAAGTCGTGCTCAAGCGTCTGGGCCGCAACCTCGCTCTGGCCAAGACTAATTATGAGATGGCCGCTGCTATCGCGCCAGCGATCGCAATATTCGCACTGACAGCTGTCGGTCTGGAGCTGCGTGAACTGATGCAGTATGCCTTCACTGGGCGTACGCCTCCAACCAACCGAATGGGCATGCATGAATACATGGGTACTCTTGTGGACCGCAGTGGCCTGCTCGGACAGAGCCAGATGATGATCGACGGCGCTAGCGGTGACGTAGCGTTCCTCGCCGGCCCAGCAATGGGACAGCTCACCGACCTGATCGAGCGGCCGGGACCCACCTTGGCCCGAGCCACCCCCATATTCAGTCAGATGCCCTCGCTGCGGCAGATGTTTTAGGTTGCAGCCCCTTACAGTACATAGGAAACTACCATCATGGCCAACGGATCACAGACAAAAGGCGATATCGTCCACCGCATAGGCATATGGGGCGGAATGATCGGTATGTTCATCTACGTGCTGAACATTGGACAGTGGGTCGGAGCGGCTGACGAGAAGTTCAAGGACGCCGAGACCGTGGAGGAGAAGCAAGACGCTCTCATACTCCAGGTCAATACTGTAGCTGTTCTCCAAGCAACACAGACCACAGCCATCGAAGCTAACAAGACAGCCATCGAGACCAGCCGACGTGAGATCTTGGATGCCATTAAGGAGGCCAGCGACTAGCTATTGCAGCCCCCAGCGCTTTGAGAGACAATCATCCCTAGAATTTACCAAGGACCACGACCATGACCTTATCAGTTGACATCCTGCTCGACAGAGCCATCCAAGAACGCGTAGCTGCTGCTTTGGAAACACAGCCTGCTCAAGAGGGCGGCGATGGGTTTACCGTCTCGTATGTCTTCACCGTAGAAGACTTTGGCGCTGGCTGGACTCAAGATATCAAGAGCCCTGTCGGGTATCGCGGCAAAGTTGTGAACGTGCAGCTGACCGACGTTACGGAAGCCTTTGTTGGCACTACCTCAACAGGTCCGGTCCACGTTGGCATACAGGGCGGCGACGCCGATGCTTACTCAATCAGCGAAGAGCCCAAGGCGACTCTAAGCATAGCTGATGCAACCGAATCTCTGGCTGTCATAGACGGGGTTGTTGGCTTAATCCCTGCTGACGATGACATCCTTGTAACTGGCCCGATAAACGTCGGCGGCGCAATCACTGGCCAATGCACCGTTACGGTCACAATCAAATACTTCGTATAGGAAAAAATCATGTCAGACTCAGTAGACATCCAACTAGACCGCGCGATCCAAGAACGCATTGCAACGGCTCAAGAAGCTCGGCTGCGCTCTGACGGTCAAGGCGCGTTCAGTGTCAGCTTCACCTTCGGTACGAAGGCTGCACCAATTGATTTCGGCGCAAGTCTAACTCAGGTAATCGCTCCTCCGGCTGGACTTCGCGGCGAGATTAAATCGATCGACGTCTACGACTGCAGTGAGACGTTCAACAAAGACACCGGCGACGGTGCTGTTATTCTGGTCGGTACCGCAGCTGACACCAACAAGTACGGCACCAGCGCTGTGCTAGGAACGCTGGCTTCCGGTGCAGGCACCAACCTCGCTGTCACTGATGGCGTAACGACTGTGTTGCCGGCTGACGCCGACATTCTGGTCTCATTCATTCAATCTGATCATGGCACCCCGGCTGGCAAGGCCGTCGTGACGCTGACAATCAACTTCTTCGTTTAAGGGAAAGACAATGGGTAGCACTCCTTCACAATTCGGATCAGCAGCAATCCTCAACGATCGCGCGATCCAAGAACGTATCGCCACAGCAGTGGAAGCTCAGCTGGGTAGCCAGCCGATCAACTCTGGTGTCGATGCATTCACCATCACGTATGTCTTTCCCGCACTAGACGTTGGCGCGGCCACCAAGACCGAACTCATCGAAGGTGTCGAAGGCTTCCGTGGCACGGTCAAAGCCATCAGCCTCTACGCTTGTACTGAGACGTACTCTGGCGCCGACGCCTATGTTGACATAGGTATCGCGGCCGGTGACCTCGATGCATACATTGATGGCGCGGACTTCGGCGAGGTTGTATCTGCGGCCGGGGCGCTTACATTGGACCTTACTGCCGGCGTAGTCGGTACAATCCCCGTCGGTGAGGACATAGCCTGCACGTTCGCTACCCCTGATACGGGCTCAGATGGCATCGCGACCTACGCGGTAACGATTCAGTACTACCGCTAAGCGAGCATGGCATGCCCCTTGATAGAGCACGGCTTGCGGATCACATCAAGCGAGCCGAGGCTCCGGATGGCAAGGCTATTCTCTTTCCTTATGAGTGCAGCGCAGGCCTGATCACGATCGGCTGGGGCCGCAACCTCGACAACAAGGGGCTGAGCCTCAAAGAGTGCCAGCTCCTATTCGATAACGACCTCCACGATGCTCTGCAAGACGCCGCCTCGCTCCCATATTGGGACCAGATCAACGGCGCCCGCCAGATGGTCGTCGTGGATATGATATTCAACCTCGGCCTGACTCGGTTCCTCCGGTTCAAAAACTTGAATAAGGCCTTGGCAATTCAAGATTATCTGCGCGCGGCCCACGAAATGCTGGACTCAAAGTGGTACACTCAGGTGGGCTCACGAGCCAAGAAACTACGACAGATCATGCTCACAGGAGAGTGGCCGGATGGCTGAGACATTCAAACAGGGAATACAGCGGCAGGTGGCGAACCCACTTGAAGATCGCCTCGCAGCGCTTGAAGCAGCAGAGCAGGGCGGTACCGCGCCGATCGTTGTTGATGAGCCGCAGGTAGTCGAAGAGGACATAGGCCTAGGCGTGCCCGCACACGGCAGCGTGGAGGAAGCGGAAATCAATATGATACGGAACAAAATAAAGCAGCTCAAGAACCCCAAGTTTCACGCGCCCCTGCTTAAGAGGATCGCAGAAATACAGGCACAAGTCGCAGCCGCAAATGCAGCTGCAGCCGCAGCAGAGGAATAACCGTGGCCACTTTCCGAGAAAAGCTCAATTCTCGCAAGTTGGCTGTGGCGACGGGGTGCATCTTCATAGCCACTGCGTTACTGATTGCTAAGCTCATAGAAGCAGACCACTGGGTCACCGTGGTCATAACCGTTGCCGGTGCGTACATGGCAACTCAAGCGTGGGTAGATAAAGATGGGTAAAATCATAGGGTTACTACTTAAATCAGCTGGCGGTCGCTGGGTTGCCGGTGGCTTAGTCATTTTGTTACTAGGTAGCGGAGGCCTGATGTGGCATAATCACAAGCAGGGATTACGAGAGGAAGGAAAACAAGAATGCGTCCAAGCAGTCAACCAAGAAACGATGCAGATCCTGGAATCCCAACTACTCGCAGAGCGCGCTGTGGTTGTGGAGCTTGTCAGACTGGGGGAAGAACGTACGCGCGTAAATACCGATGCGACAGCCCGGCGCCAAGCCGCGGAGGCCACGGTGTCGGAACTAAAAAGACAAATAGCGGAGCAAGAACGTAATGATGAACCATACAATGAGTGGGCTAACACTCTTCTTCCTACTGGTGTTGCTGCAAGGTTGCAGCTCCTCAGAGCCACAGATAATTAGAGTCCCGTACGAGAAGACTGTCGTTGAAAAAGTCTACGCGCCAGAGGCCCTTCTGGAGCCGTGCTATATCCCCGACTTGGTTGCGGTCGAAACCAACAAAGATCTTGAGACCGTCGCCGGGGAAGCTATCGTTTCTCTCGAAGCGTGCAATGAGGATAAAGAAGCAATCCGAGAGTGGGAAGCCGAGTAAGCCATGGACTTCGTCCGAAGTTTCTGGGACATCATCTGGGAAGTAATCGGGTGGTTCCAATTCGTCACCTTCCTCGACGAGTGGGAAGAGGGCATTGTTTTACAGCGAGGCATCTACCGCCGCACCCTAAAGAAAGGCGCGTGGCTCCACCTACCGTTTGAGATTGACGAAGTTCACACGATGAACGTCAGGCCGACCGCCATGGAGCTGGCAGAGCAGGCACTCACGACACGTGACAACAAGAAGATCATTTGTCGCGGCGTACTCATGTGGGCTATCTTCGATATCAAGAAATGCATCCTCGACGTGGAGGACGCTAGCGACTCGCTCAATGATCTTGCTGTGGGTATCATCCAAGAACAGGTTGAGATGCAGGACTGGGAATACATCCGCAGTCCTGAGTTCCGTGCTGACGTGAAGAAAGCGTTACAACGACACGCCCGCGTGTGGGGTATCAGTGTGAAGAAATTCAAGTTCCAAGACCTCATCTTAGCTGACTCATACAAAGTGTTCGGCGGGCTGGCCAGCGAATGAGATTCACGTGGCGACGGCCGAGGCGACGTAAGAACTGGTTCCTAGACGAGCGGCCCAAGGAGCGCAAGTGGATCCTGCACCTTGGGATCATCCTCCTCGGAGGCTACGGTCTGTTCATGACGGGCAATGAGGTCTACCGGGTGGCCGCTGAGGACGGCTACAATAAGGGGCGCCTCCGAGGCTACGAGGTAGGCTACCAAAGGGGTCAGGAATCAATGACCTGCCCACAGCCATGGCAGACAACTATGGCAGCCCCCTCCATAATCGACTAAGCTTCATAGATCACACACTGAGAGAAGACCATGTCCGAATCACAAGTTGTTTTAATCGTTGACGCCAAGACAGACGACGCCAGCACGGAATACACCATGCCGACTGCTTACATGCATCCGGAGGCGTTTCTTCAAGTCCAGATCTCAGGCACGTTTACCGTGCAGGTCCTCGGCAAACTGCATGCGGACGCCGGATACATTGAGCTGATTGCAGCGGCCACGGCCAGTTACATTCAGCCGATCGCGTACATGCCCTACCTCAAAATCACCAGATCAGGCGGCGCCGATACCCCCATCTGTAGTGTGTGGGTGATGGTTGGCGAGACCGAGTACACCAAGTACGCTGAGGTCCCCGAAGTACAGAAGTTTGCAGTAGCAAAACCTGGCCCGAATAGCTAGCCATGGCCCTTAACCCGTCACTGGCGCGGGGTCTGACTCGTGCGCTGAACCCGAGCATCATTCGTGCGGCTGCCGGCGGCGGTGGCCCCGCTGCCTTCGACAAGGACACTGTCGCCGGACTGGAGCTGTGGCTCGACGCCGAGGACGCGTCAACTATTACTGGCACGGCTTCTCTCGTTGACGCATGGACTGATAAGTCCGATGCAGGCAACGACGTAGGCGGAACGTTGGCCGAGCGGCCGTCGCAAGTTACGATCAACTCACTCAACGCGATTCGTTTCGATTCAGGTGAGCTGATGGAGCTAGCTTCCGCTTCAGTCACTGGACTTGACGGTCCAAACATGACGATCTTCGTCGTCGGTAACAAGCAGTTCGATGAGGCAGACAGCTGGCCCGGTGTTATCGCCAGAGGGTCAGGCGCATGGGATAACGGCTGGCGCATGGGTCCTATCGATGCAGGGGGTTCCGGTGTGGCGTGGTCTGTCCGTTCATACATTGCCGATGTCGCTACAATCTCAAGCACGGCAACCGGCGCTGACGCCTTCCATTTGTGGGCAGCAGATCACGAAGACACCGGAGAAGTAAAAAACACTTACTTGAACAACGCATTCGTAGCAACCGATACATCAGGCCTACTCTCTACTGCCGCAGGGCAAGACCTTACTGTTGGGCAGCCGGGAGCAAACACTACTTACGCAATGTGGGGTTCCATCGGCGAGGTCCTTATATACGATAGCGTGCTCTCAGCAGAGGATAGGCTGACCGTCTCCCAATATCTCGCCACAAAGTGGGGAATCACCCTACCATAAGTCGTCAGAGTGTAGTAGTGTTGAGGGGTCATGAAAAAGCTCACTCAGATTGTCATCGCTATTCAGTTTGTGCTGATGCTGACGCACTGCGCAACTTCAACTGACGAACTGTACACCGCATACACCGCTTGCCGGGCGGAGACCTTGCATGTCAAGACGACCGACGCCGGCGTCGTCATGATTCATTCAGATGGCAGCCCTGTCATGGTATACGAAACAGGCGCTTGCCCCGACGAGATGGCTAAGTGGGAGAAGTCCCATGCCATGAAAGAAAAACGTAGGCGGGAGCGCGAGCTTGCGGCAGCCAGTGTCTGCCCCGACGGACAAACTCGGTGGTGTACTACACGTGGTCCCGGAGACACACGTTGTGGCTGCGTAGACAATGGTGATGTGCGCGAGGCATTTAGGAAGATGGGCTTCTAGGCCCACGGATAGACACCAAGTAAAAAATTTTTAAGCGGCCGTTGGCGCTGGTGGGATGTCAGTGTCAAACTCTTCCTCTGACAATATCGGAACGACACTTAGGAGTTTGGTGGTAGAAGTGCCATCAGGTTTGTTGCCCTGCGCTTGTAAGTGCCGGGCTATTTTGTCAGCTTCTTGTATGTTGGCTGCGTCGATGATTCGCTCGTGGGGGAGCATCATGTACACTGTGTACTTCATGGGTTAGCCTCCCGGAATGCTTTGCAGAATCCTGGCGGTGAGGCGGCGCGCAGGTTAGCGCGTTCAGGGCTCGGGGCCATCTTGTGCATCTTGGATCCTTCGGTGGGTTCAACCCACGCTGATTGTAATTTGATAGGCATGACGTAATTGCCCCACAGGCAGGTGCGCTTGGTGTAGGGGTCGCCGTACTCGTTGGGTTGGTACGTGTGTTGCCACGGCCCCAACCATCTTGTGAGGCGCCCGACGGGGTTCTCTAGCACCCACCACTTGGGTTGGTGCACCATAATGATTCGCATGCATGCGTCGACGAGGGCCAGACCTTCCAACAAGGGTCCTTCGCCTTTGGCCAGCCACCACCTCGCTCCGCTGCCGGCAAATTCTGTGCACATCGGTTGCGCGATGATTCCATGAACATCCGTCGTACGTTCGAAGAGCCGTACATTTGCTCGTGGATCCCGCTGAAGATCCACATAGATAACTTCGTACTCGTCTTCATACTGTCCGCCCCATGTTCCTGTGTAGTCGCAAAGAGAAAGAATCTTTTTCATGATTGGATGTCAGTTATAATTGTCTGCACGGAGTCAGCTAGATCATCGAGCGTTCCGCAGTTATTGACTGTGTACACGCCAATCATGTGGTCAGAAAGGCCGCGCTCTGAAGCGTGTGAAACACCGAGTCCTGCGTCAGGGCGAACGACCTTGACAATATGCCCGCTAAGTTGTTGGATACGTAGCGCTTCATTGTCGAAGCGGATATCAGTGACCGCTATGTGGCCGGAGATACCTGCTGTTTCCTCTAGCAATCGCTCTAACCACATGTCCTCGTGCACGCAGATGCGCCCCCACTCAGTACCGATGGTTTGTGCCAGCTGCCGTGGCGTCTTCTTGTACAGCGGGATCACTGTCTCTCTCCACACTCGGTCGTCCCACATAGACATAGGTACTCCGAGCAGCCCGCAGATCATTTCCTTGATCGGATACGCGAGTGCCAGCAATGTAAACCCATGCTCATGTTTTAGGATTGTCCCGAAGGAATCTTTCCCCGAACCAGCTTCACCAGCAAGCCCAATCAGCATTCTTATTCTCCTTTATTTGACTATCTTCTGCCCATTCGCTGGACTTTATTTTCATGTAGCCGGCGAGCTGAATGCCCGACCGCGCTCGTGGTTTGTCTCGCATGCAAGCAGCGTGTACGCGAGCGACTACTATATCATCGCAGGCCGTGAAACGCTCCAAGTATTCTTCGCACTCCTTCCAGGTTTTGAGCACGTGCCACCCCGATGTGTACGTGAACCCGGTGGATTGCTTGCCGGGGTTGCATACCTCTTTCTCGACAGCACGCAGGGTCTTGTCGAGGGTTAGCGTCCTGCTCCCATGGAATCCATGGAACAGTGTCTTCGGCTCCCCGTTGGGGCCAACGCGCAGTAGTCGAAAGGCTGGACGTAGTCTCACAGGTGTCTCCCTATAGCTATACACACTGTGTGTATATGTATACGTTTAGGTTGACAGACCTCGCTCCACACTGGCGAAGAGTATTCTTCTCGGTCTGTCAGGCACGGCAAGTAGCTCTTACTGTGGGACACCGTGTTCGCTTGGGCTCTCATGATCGTTAGCTGGCTGCCCAGCCTGCGAAGTTCCACAGCCACCGGCCGTTGGACTCCTTCTCGTCTGGATCCTTGACACAGGCGCACTCTTCCCACTTCTTAATGCCCTCGTCCTCCAACACTCGGCTAGACCAAGCGTCGATAGACTCGCCGGGCTCCAAGGGGATCATTGTGAAGCCGTTGGTCGTTGAGATCGTTCCGTTGTACGGATCATGTCCGTACTCATAGTACGCAGACTCAACTGCTTCCTTGTACGCTTCTTGTGCGGTAGCACCGTACGCTTGGTCGTGGAAATTATGTGCACCCATCAGTCGAATCTCCAGTAGTAGTGCCACGAGCCGGAGACCATTCGTCTCCAGCACCGTGGGGCGGCGAAGCCACCAGCGTTATACCAGTTGCGCTTCGTCATTCTCATTGAGCCAATCGTTCTCACGCTGCCAGCTTCAATGCTTTGTTGAACGCTTGCTTCTTCAAGCGGGCGCCGTCACCAAAGGCAGCTGAGTTGAACCGCGTGCCATTGTTCTGCGCTCGTCGACCGTGGTCTGTGAAGTAGGACACCGCGTTCACCAGACCCCATGTCGTGTTCTTCG